GCATCAAGGGTTACCGTGCCGGTCTGACCATTGACCGAATCAACCGCGCCACCGCCGCCACCGCCGCCATGGACGCCAGCCATATCAGCCACGTCTTTCGGGCTGAACCGCCGGATGCCCGTCGCGGTGCCCGCCGTCTTTTCGGCTGCAGAGACCTGCGCCACCTGGGCGTTGTAGCCCGCCTCAATCTCAGCGGGGGTCTGGTCTGCCGTTGCGCCCGGCTCCGCAGGCGCGTTCGTAAGCGCAAGCGCATCAATAGCCCCCTCGTGCTGAGTTACTGCGGCTTCCGGGACTTGGGCGCTGCCAATGGAACCGGTGAGTTGGGAGAAAGTATGAGTGTGCGCGACTGGGGTACGAGCATCGGATAGGCGGGAGTCGTCCCCTTTGACGACCTCGCCAGCGGCTGCATCCCCGGACGAAGCCACATCAAGAGCGGCAGCAGTGCCAAGGCCAGTAACGTCGCCAGTGCTGTGACTATGACCAATCTGCGTGTATCGCGCATCGCTATCTGCCTGCGTTTGGTACTGCGAGTGAGGGTCAGCCTCGAGCTCATGGCTCACAACCGCCACGTCAGCAGCGCCTGCCGGGTCATAGAGACCCGCAGTGTGCTGCGTGACAGCACTCTGCGGCACCTGGGCGTCCCCGATGGAGTCAGTAAGCTCGGAGAACGAATGCCCGTGCGAAGTCGGCGCCCTGGCGTCCGTCAGGCGGGAATCATCCCCCTTTACCACCTCGTCTACCGCCGCGTCCCCGGCAACCGGCGCGTCCAGTGCAGCCGCAGTGCCTGCGTCGGTAATATGGCTGAGAGAGTGGGCATGGCCGATGTCCGCGAACTCGGTCGGGTCGAAAGCCCCGTAGACCTCGACCTCGACGTTGGCCGGGAACGACCCTACCGTGCCAAGGTCTTCCTCCCGGTCGAGGTAATGAACCCCCGGCCCACCGCCGTTCAGCGTCAACTGTGCGCGCCACATGCCGGTGGCCGCTGGCGTCACGTCCGGGCGGTAGAACGACACGATGATGTCGGTCGCCTCCGGCACGTTGCCCTCGTAGGGCTGCACATGCGCCACGAGCGTGGTGAGGGTGATCCTCGCGCCGTTGATCGTACCCAACTGGCCGACGTTGACTGGTGAGAAGCTCGGCACGGTTTACCCCTTCCATCTCGCTTTGTAGCCCCGCACGTCAACGTGCGTGAACCGTGTGTACTTCCCCAGCCCTCCTTCATGGTCGCGAAGGTACTGCTGTACTTTCGCCGGGGAGACCCCGACAACGTCGATGTCAGCCGCCAGCCCCTGCTTGTGCATCGAGTAAGGGGTCCCACCGACTTCCTTGTTGTGCAAGTCGCACCGGTAGCCGCTGTTGACAATCACCGGGCGGCGGAAATGCTCACGGATGCGCTCCAACAGCTGGACGAGCTTGTCGTCTACCTTCAGCTGCCCGCAGCACGGGCAGACGAACTCCCTCTCGTTGAAGTGCTCCGAAAGCTGCCGGTTCATTGCGTGCGCGGCCTTTGCTGGGCGGGGGGTTTCTCCCAAGGCGCGGGCTGGTTGGCCAGCCTCTCCTCGGCCTCCGCCATCTTCAGCCGCATGTTCATCTTCATCTCTTCGCGCTTGAGCTGCATATTCATCAGCATCTCCTGGCGCTTCAGCTCGATCTCCATGAGCATCTTTTCACGCTGCAGCATGACTTCCGCGTTCGGGTCCGCGCCCGAGCCAGCTTCCATCGCGGCCAGCTCGGTGTCGACCTGGGTCTTCTGAGCGTCCACCTGGGTCTTACCTGCTCGTGCCTGCGCCAGCTGCGTCTCCGCCGCCTTGCGCTCGGCCTCCGCCGCCCCGCCACGCACTTTCTGCTCCAGCTCGGCCAGCTCGAGCTGCTCCCGCTTCGCCGCAAGCTCCGACGACGGGTTGTTACGCATCTGCTCAACAATCTCGTTCTTGCGCTCCAGGTTGCTCGACTCGATGAGCACCTCGTCCGGGATAGGCAGGCCCATGTCGCGCAGCGCCTTCGCCTCCTCGAATTGCGTGTCGTTGTAGCTGTCCCGCACGCGGGTAGAGCTGACCACCACGTCGTAGGTGCCAATCGTCAAATCATTGACGATCACTCCCTCCGGCGTCATCTGGTTGATGGGGATTTCCTCGGTCTTCGACCCCGGGCGGTCCCCGGTGATCTTGAGGACGCGCTCCTCGGTGTAATACTGCTGGATCAAGCACAGGATGTTGCGGGCCAGCAGGTAGCGGGTGCGGGTAAGGTTATCCAGCGGTTTGACCAAGCTGGTGCTGCCCGCCGCCCTTTTCTCCTTGATGGCCCTCGCCGCAACGTCCTCGCGGTCAAAGCCACGCATCGAGTCAGTCACGTTCGAGATCGACTTGACGTACTCCTCCAGCTTGTAAGTCAGCCGGTCAAGACCTGTCGGTATCTGGTTCGGCGTGATCTTCTCCGCGTCACCCGTGTCGGTCAGCTCCAGCACGAGCCCCGTCTCCGCGCCGCGCTGTTCCAGCTCGTCAGGGTCCATGTTGTGCAGCGCCCCGCGCTTGATCTTCCACCCGCCGTTAGCGGAGGAGTTCACCACATGAATCTCCTGGCTACCGACCTTGTTGATCATCTCCTGCACCGACACGAGGTGCTCCGCGACACCCATGGTCGTGCCGCGCCGGAAGAACGGGAAATAAGGCACCACCGTGAAGTGCTGGTACGGGCTCCAGTCGTCGAACAACACCACCGAGTCAGCCGTGACCCGCCACCGTATCTGCTGCTTGCGAATCTGGCGGATACGCCAGCCCATCATGGCCTGGGTCCGCTTGACCCTGGACTTGCTCCACGACTGGGGCACCACACGGGTATCGCCGGTCACCGGATCAACGAAGTGGTCCGTCAGACGGCTCTTGCGGTACTGGCGCTCGATCACCCGGAAGCGCTTCTTGTCCTTCGGCCTGTCACCTTGGTAGTTACGGCTGTCGCCGCTGAAATCCTCCCGGAACTCGTCCAGGGAGTCATACCCAAGGTCAAAGCTCGACTCGTCCTTGCCCTTGAGCAGCTTGGCTTTGCCCGACCCGTAGACAGCCTCGATCTTCTCAGGCGTCATCCACTTCGTGATGAACACCTCTTTCCACTCGTCAGGGTCGTATTTGTCCGCGTCGGAGTCGATGACCACGTTCTTCGGGTTCAACACCGCCACGTCGACCTCGCCGCGCATCTGCCGGTCGAACTTCATGCGGACGTCGAGGAAGCCACGGGAGGTGATCACCCCATCGTCGAACATCTCCGACTCTTTCCAATGCAGCCTGTTCGCGTTCGCTATCTGCAGGTACGTCTTGGCAAGGGCGGAGGCAGTCTCGGGGATGCCGTCATCGAACGGGGCGAACGTGATGTCCGCCCGGTTGTTGATCTGCTCCCCCATCACGAAGTTCAGCGTGGCCAGCACTTGGTTGATGGTCAGCACGGGCTTGCCCGCTGCCTCCAACCTGCGGCGTATCTTTTCGTCCCACTGCAACCCCTGATAGAACCGCTCGCACAGGTTCGCCTTGGCGACAAAAGCCGTGTGGCCGTTGTCCCGGCAGTAAGCGTACCGGTCGTAGTTGTCGCGGGCCTTACTTACCTCGGTGGAGCGTGCTGCGGACATCAGTGCAGACCTCGCGAAGGCTCTTGCAAAGACACCGCGCCGCTCGGGAAGAGCACGACAGCGGGAGTGAGCAGCGGCTGCACCGCGAGAGCGGCGAGCATGGAGTTCAAGCGGTGGTCCAGGAGCTCCGCCTGACGTAGGATGTCACCGAGCTCGGCCTCCAGTTGGTTGCATCGCTCAGTGAGTTGGATAGACGTCCCTGTCATGATCGCCCCTGTCCGTGGGATAACTTTTCTGGATTATAGCCTGAAAAAAGATCACGCCAGCATCGGGTTACGTGCACTCCCTCGAAGCTGAGCGTTGAGATTATCCCGCCAGCTCTTGTGCTTCGACTTCGCCCCGGGCTTGGCCGGGGGCTCGTGGTTCATAATCATCCGAACCAACCACGCCAGCGAGTCGACAATATCGTCATGCACTCCGCCTGGGAAGCGCAACAACTCGTACTGCACGGCTTCGAGCCAGGGCTGGGTGTCCAGGAAGTACACCATGCCTTGCTGCATACGACCTTGCAATGGGCGGGCGCGCTTGAGCTTGTCAGTCACCGGCACCAGGGCATCCTTACCCTCCGCCAACGGGATGAAGAACCGCTCCTTACGCATCATCTTCGCCAGGATTGGCTTGATGGCCAGCTCGAGTTGCCCTTTCTCCAGCCCGACCTGCTCCGGGGAATACTTCTTCGCCAGGGACATGACCGCCGACGCGATCTTGTAGGTGTCCCCTTTGAACCTCAGCAGGTCGAACACGTATATCTGATCCTCGTAGTCCAACCCGCCAACGGACAGCACCGTGTAGTCGTTCTGCTGGTTTTCCCCAATGGCCAAGTCCCCCGCGATGAACAACTTCAAATACTTCAACGGCGGTACAGCAGAGGTGTAGCGGAACATCGACTTGGTGAAATACTCCCCCTCGTCCGGCATCGGCTTCTGCTGGTACAGGGCAGACCAGTGACGGGGTTGCAGGGTGCGCTTTATCCGCAGCAGCCGCGTCTTGTCGAAGCGCTCCGGGTGCAGGGCTTCACCCTCGCGCCTCAGCAGGTGGGCAACCTGATTGATCTCCAGGTCCCCTTTGAAGATGCTCCCGTCCGGCATCAACCACTCATCGCCGTCTTCCGCGATAGCGGAGTATTCGATAACCTCCCAGTTATCGATTTCATCCTCCGGCGCGCCTTCCTTGATCGCCGCTTTCATCTGCTCGATCATCCGCCCGCTGGGGTCGGCGTCGTGCCACCTTGTCTGGATCACCAACACGCCGCCGCCCGGCGCCAAGCGGGTGTAAGCCGTAGAGCCCCACCAGTTCCACACAGCGTCGCGCACTGTCTCGGAGTCCGCCTCCTGGGCATCCTTTATCGGATCGTCCAGTACGAAAATGTGCGCCCCTTTACCCGTAATACCACCGCCGACGCCAGCGGCAACCAAACCACCGCCTTGCTTGGTTCGCCACGCCTCCGCCGACTTACTGTCCGGCCTCAACCTCGCCCCGAAAGGGAACACCGCTGCATAGGACGGGTCTTCCAGCCGGTTGCGGATATTCCTCGAGAACTCAATCGGCAGACTGACGGCGTAACTTGCCGCGATGATCTCAAACTCCGGGTGGTGGCCCAGCGCCCAGGAGGGAAACATGTCACTCGCCAGGAGCGACTTGCCATGACGAGGCGGCAGGAACAGCATCAAGCGTGGCGACTCCCCCTCCGCCACCTGCTCCATGAAGCGCTCAAGCCTGCGGCAAATATCATGGTGCACCCACCCGGCCTCGTAGTTCGGCTTGAAGCGTTTCACGAAATGCACCAGCTTCCGGCGCGCCAGCTCGCGCTGCGCCAGCTCTTTCTTCGCCGCTTCCCTCTTCTGCTTGGGTGTCAGCTCTCTCGGGTGCTCGGCTTCACCTCTGTTGACGGCATTACACGCCGCTTTCCACGCCGCGTTAGGGGTGTTGCTTCGTGCACCGGTTTTCTTCGCCTCATAGAGGACAACCCGCTCCTGTTTCGCCGTAAATTTCGGGTCAAGCAGGGTCGGATCGTCGAGTGGGTCGGCAAGCTGGGTCTCAGGAGGGTTTCCCGGGGTCTCAGGAGGGGTTCGCGGGGGCTTAGGGATGGTTCGCGGGGTCTTCGAAGCGTTTTTCCGGGGTTTTAGGACAATTTCAGCCGCATTTGCGGTCGAAATACCCTTTTTTACCAGCTCAGAAACCAACTCTGTCAGCTCAGCATCTGTGGGTTCGTCTTTCAGGAGGTCGTTGTGCTCATTATGCAGCTCGTCAGGCAGGTCTTCGGGCAATTTCGAGGTGTCCTCGTACGCCAACTCCTCATCTGACAGGTTCAGCTGTGGTGGTATGAACTCGTTCTTCTCTCTCAGCTCCCGGTTGAGCTCCTGGAGCTTCTTAAACACCTTCTCAACCCGCCTTTTGTCCACTTCCTCTACCGCTTCCTTCTTCATCTTGCGGATAGAAGAGCGTGTCATCAACACGCGATTGTCCTTGATCGCATTGTTGATAAGCGTCGTGGTAAGACGGTCCTTTGCGAGCTCGTACCCTTCATTGAGGATGCGCTTTTTCACCCGCTTTTTGACGTCTTTCATCTCCTTCCTGCGCCTTATACGCTCCGCCAAGTCCTGCTTATCGTCTTCGGCGGCACACAACCGGCACACATTCGATACGCGCTGGGTTTTGGAGGTCTTGTAGCGGTTCTTCCTTGAAAAACTGTCGTCCGGCTTGGTCTTTCCGCAGCGGACACAGGTTTTGTGATAGACGTGCTCAGCCATCAATCACTTCCCCTTCAATGTCCACGTTCCCTTCAATGTCTACGTTCCCTTCAGTGTCCATCCGTTCGAAGTTCTTCAGCTCCTTCTCAAACGGCGTCTCTTCCTCCCCCAACATCTCCAGCAGCTGCGCGTCCGACAGTTCTCCCAACTGGTTCACATTGATTTCACCGTCCAGGGTCACCTTCTTCTCGACCGGCGCGTAGTAGCCATGCAACTTCCCAATCTCGGTAGCACCGCGAATCATGTCACCGGGCTCTGCTTTTATCCTGGCGATGTCAACCGCCTCCAGCAGGATGTCCTCGACCTGACTTTTTGACGTCTTCGCCCTTTCAACGACCCCTTTCGCAGCATCCTCGAGGCTGCTTTTCACGAAGTCGTCCTGGCGCACCCAGGCTTTCGCAATCTGCGGGTTGACGTCTGCGTATCTGCTGGCCTGGGCCAACGACATCCCGCTCAACACGCCTTCAACCAGCAGGGCTTTCCGAACTGTGTGTTCTGCTTTTGGGGCTATCTTAGGCATCGGCTCCGACACTCCTTGTCTACACATATTTCAACCGATTTTAGGTGAACCGGAAGAAAAAGTGTTGAGGGGTCAATGGTTAGGAATAAAAGTAGTATTTGTTGGAGAGAAAATATTTAGAAATTAGGGTGGGGGCTGGGGGAAAAGTGCTGGGGACTGGGGGATGAGAAGAAAAGTGCTGG